CGTGGTGAAGGCGATAAACCCAACCTCGATTGCGTCCATATCCATCACCACCTTAAAAGGCAAATCCATTTCGGTTTCGCTCTTTTCCCAGTGGCCGTCTGCCCCCTGATGCCGGTCTTGGCGCACAAATGAGCCATCCTTTGCACTGAATTTCATGATAGGCAGGAAATCCCCACCGCCTGATGATGTAGTCTCTGTAAAACCTAAAGCCATCGTTTTCTCCATTTAACTTTAGAACTACCGCAAAACCAATGCGGCTTGGATCGGGAAATAGGCGCAGATATCCGCGTCTTGGCTGTCGCCTCTGTCGCTTCTGCCACCCTTCCCAATTTCGTAATCGCCCGCGAAATCGAACCGGGCGATATTATCCTTATAAACATTCAGCAAGTACGCTGGCAAGCCGGTGTGCTGTGTCAGCAGCCGCGCTTGGATCACTTTCGACAGGCTTATCATCGCCGTGTCGTACTGCAACAGCCGCACATTACGATGCTTCACCTCAATAAATGCCTTGGCCTCGTTGTCTTTGAACACCACAAAGTCGAGGCGATACTGTATTGGCAGCTTGTAGAAATCGTAGCCGTGAGCCGCAAAGGCGTCAGCCAGAGCTTGCTCTTTGCGCCTGTCGGCCTCGGTTTCGTACATCGGCCTAGCCATCAGCGAGATGCTCCCGCACGATCATCATCGCCGTCATCGTGTCGCACTCGACCGCATAACGCCAATCGTACTGCTCGGCTATGTCGCCTGTTGGCTCAAAGCCATCCATCCCAACGATAGCTGCAACCGGGAAACGCCAGCGGATAGGCAAGCGGTCGTATTTGTAAACCAGCAGGGGCAGCTTGTGTGTCGCCAACGCACTAGCGCAGCACTGATCCCACCAAGCGGGCTGGATGCCGTAGCCTTGCCGGTAACGCTTCGCCTCAATTGAAAAGGGAAAATCAGGCATTTCAACGCAGATGAGGTCGCCGTGATCGGCAGTGCGATACTGTTCTATGTCGCGCTTGAACGTCAGACCAAGCTCTTCGTGCAACAGCTTTGCAAGCTCACGCTCGAAGCTGGCTCCCTTGTTGCGGCTATTAACCATCGCGCTTTGCCAAGCTGCGCAGCGTTTGTGCCGCAATGTCACTGTCGCCCAGAGCCGCAATGCGTCGATCCAGAGCCTGCTCTAGCAGTTCATCGGCCAAGCTGGACATTGATCTGTGCGATGATATGTCAAGAACGAACCGCAGTTTGTCAACTGTTTCGCTTCTGAGCCGTAACATTTGGTTTTTTATCCCAGCCATTTATGTAACCTTTTCAATGGGTTGTTATTTTGTTCAATAAATATTGCCTATAACCCTTGTAACATAGTGTGATAAATATTAAATAGTTATTAGTCACTAGTAATCAAAAGGGAGATCGAAATGACTTATCAAAACAGAATGATCAATCGGATTATCGAACGCGCTAACGATATTGGCGCAACAGTTGAGATCGAATATTCAGATTATGGCACTGCGTCAATTGACGTTAATTGGTACGGCAGTTCAACTAGCGCGGGTTTGTTCGTTATTGTTGGCAAGCGCGGCGGTGTTAGATACGGCCAATATAGTGATTTGCTCGATATGTTTTATACGTTTGACAAAAACGCCAAACACAAGTGGATGAAGGTTTGGGATTTTTTCAAAACTGTTGAGCGTCAAAAGAAACTTTGTATCACGCTGGAAGATCAACTGAACGCGCAAAAAGGGGCGGCAGCATAATGACCCAGTACGTCGCTTATTACCGTGTATCAACTCAGCGCCAAGGCCAATCGGGTCTTGGCCTTGAGGCGCAACGCGCAGCCGTCGCCGGTTACAACATCATCGGCGAGTACACCGAGGTCGAGAGCGGCAAGAAAGCCCAGCGCCCGCAGCTTGCCGCCGCACTGGCCGAGGCCAAGCGTACTGGCGCGACGCTGCTGATTGCCAAGCTCGACCGCCTAGCGCGTAACGTCCACTTTATCACCGGGCTGCTTGAGGCTAACGTGCCAATCGTCTGCGCCGATATGCCAGAGGCCGACCGCACGTTCTTGCAGATGGCCGCTGTGTTCGCCGAGTGGGAAGGCCGAAAGATTAGCGAGCGCACCAAGGCCGCACTAGCTGCTGCCAAGGCTCGCGGCGTCAAGCTCGGCTCGCCCAACCCTGCCGCTGCTGGCCGCGCGTCTGCCGCCAAGCGCGTTGCGCGCACTAACGTCGTTGCCAAGCAGGCAATGCCTATCGTCTCGGTGCTGCGTGAGGCTGGTGCCTCACTACGCACCATCGCCGCCAAGCTCAATGAAGCTGGCATTCCAACAGCACTGGGCGGGCAATGGTACGCCAGCACTGTGCGCAATCTAATGGGAGCAAACTAATGAAAAAGGGAAAACTAGATATACCAAATGACTGGCCTCGTCCTTGGGAAGAGCTTGGTGAGGGGCATTGGAAAGTTTTTGGGGTGTATATTTTGCATTGGAAAAAATATAGAAGAACCCGCGTTAAATTTTCAATCTATGGGTTTGCGCGGGGTCATTACAACAGAGTTTGGTATGGCAAAAAAGTCGTGCATTTTAAGATGGCTTTTAAGAGAGCCAAAACAAAAGGGAAAGCTAATGCTTAAAGACACAATCGGAATGCTGTTTGTGACGGCGTTTGCCATCACGTTTTTTACTAACTTCATCACCACCGAATACAACGTGTGGGCTTTGATGGTTAAACTAGGGGGCTAGAAATGGTCGGAAAACTTACACCGGATAATCAATTGAGCGCGAGCAAGGCACCCGCTTTGCTGAACGCATCACCGTGGGAAACACAGAACGAATTGCTTGAGGCAATGATTAGCATTGACGAAGGCAACCCGCCAAAGTGGATACCGCAAAATGAGCCAATGGAACTGGGCGATTTCTTTGAGCCGCTCATATTACAAAAGTCCATTGATAGGCTCGGCCTGACCAATGCCGAGCTAGAAATTACCGTGCCATATCAGCACGACCACCTGCCGCTGGCGGCCAGCCTCGATGGCACCGCAGTCGGCAAAGGCTCAGTGGTCGCCAACTGGGATAAGGGTATCTATGTGCCTCAAGGCGGGGTAATCGACATTGAGGGCATCGGCGTCCTTGAAGCCAAACTAACGTCAGCCCGGCCAGAGGAAATACCAGCACCGCACAGAGGCCCGCTGCAATTGCAGGCGCAGCTAATGTGTACCGGCTATAAGTGGGGCTGCGTTGCCGTGCTGTATCAAAGCACGACCCTGCGTCTGTTTGTCTATCAGGCTGATGAGGTTGTGCAGCGCCGCATCAGAGAGGCGGTTATTGATTTTGAAAATCGCCGAAAAAATATGGACAAATACCCGGTCGTGTCACCCGCTGATGGGGTGGCGGCATATGGCAAGGTCGATGCAGACGCACCGCCCATCGAACTAGAAGGCGACGACGCAATGTGGGTTGACCATTTGATGACGGCCAAGGCCAACAAGGCGATGGCCGAGCGTGAGATCGAAATAGCTACTTCAGCTATTATGGACAAGATGGGCAGCCACGACACAGCCTTTGCGTCAGTTGGCAATCGCCGGGTGCAAGTTAAGTGGCCTACCCGCAAGATGCGGGCGCAGCCTGAGAAGGTCGTGCCAGCAAAGCCTGAGACTGTCATGCGCCAGAAAACCCTAACGCTAAAGGAGATCGACTGATGGCTAAACAAAATGGCCCAAGGCGCAAGGAAAGCTCGTGGAAGCCGGTTGTGGACGCGGTGGCTGCTTACCACCGCCACAACGGCTACGGCCCGACAGTGAGCGAAATAGCCTATGTTGTGGGGCGATCAAGAACAGCCGTCAGATTTCAGTTAGACAAGCTGATCGAGGATGGCATCATAACGCACACGCCCGGCAAGATCAGAACGATCAGGGTGGTTGAGTAAAGGGGCGAAAGCCCCTTTATTTTTTACCGAAAAATTTAGCCGCAGATCGTGTTGCAAAACTGGCTGAGACAATAACGCCAAGAGTGTACTGGTAATATTCCGGCATAGCTTCTAAAGCCGCAAAGCCCTCAGATACTATGTGCCTACCCCAGTCACCACAAAACGCGAGGATCAGCGGGATGCTAAACAAAATTGTTAGCCACTCGTCCTTCCAAGAATTTGCAGAGGCATCAGCCATCTTCAAGTCCCAGTCGATTTCGCCGGTAGCCTTTTTTTCCATTATGGTGGCCTCTGCCTTAGCCTTGGCTACCTTTGCGCCTGTCTCGGCCTTAGCGGTCTCCACGCGGCCTTCTAGCCACGTTCCTGCGAGGCTGGAGATTGGGCCTAATAGTGCTTGTATCATTTCTTTGTCTCCGAGTTTAGAAACACGGCCAGCGATCCTGTCATTGCACCAGTGACCACGCTAATCAGGCTGGCCTGTTGTGTCGATAGGTCTGGCTGGGATAGCGCCCACTCGATGCAACGCACATAAACTACCGTCATCGTAAAGATCATCAGGCGCGGGATGATCTTGTATTCTAACAGCGCCTTAGCCATCAGCCAGCGCTCTCATTCGTTTGACCAAACGCTCCGAGCGATTGGGCAGTTGACGCGCCCACTTGCTGTCGAGCATCTCTAACGCAGCCCCAGCCCAGTCACGCGCATCAACACAACGCTTCATGCCTTTAAAAAGTTTCATCGTGGGCAAGCCCATATTAAACATCATGTTGGCAATGATGCGCTG